CACGATGCGGGCACGGTGCGGGCGCGGTGCGGGGTCTTGCTTTCTCTCTCCCAAAAAATCGGGGGAAAAATGATGGCTAGGGCATCCAAAGAAGCATCGGCGGCACTGCGTTTTCTTCCCAAGCTGGTGGTCCCTGAGGGCAGGTTGGCGGGCAAGCGGCTGCGGTTGGCGTCCTATCAGAAAGATTTTGTGCGGGGTGCCTTTGCCAAGGGTATCGAGGCGGGTTGCCTCAGTGTTGGCAGAGGCGCGGCGAAAACCGCCCTGTCGGCTGGCATCGCTCTGGGGCACCTCATGGGCGAGATTGCGCCCCAGCCAAAGCGCGAAATCATCTTTGCGGCGCGCAACCGCGACCAAGCCAAGACCGCTTTCGGCTTCCTTTTGGGCTTTATTGAGGGCTTGCCTGAGGATGCGCAAGAGCAATTTACGATCCGGCGCGGGTCCAAGTTGGAAGTAGAAACCGCTGAGAACGGCGGCGGTCTGGCGCGCGTCATCGCTGCGGACGGCAAGAGCATCTTGGGCGGTGCCCCGACGCTGGCAATCCTTGATGAGCGGGCCGCTTGGGAAAGAGAAAAGGGCGATGCGTTGGAAAACGCAATCCTGTCCGGTCTGGGCAAGCGGGATGGTCGCGCCCTGATTATCAGCACAAGCGCGCCGGATGATGCGAATACCTTTAGCCGGTGGTTGGATGAACCGCCCCCCGGCACGTTCGTGCAAGAGCATCGCCCGGACCCCGGCTTGCCCCCTGACGATCTGGCAAGCCTGCTGGTGGCCAATCCCGGCGCGGCTGAGGGCATTGGCCCGTCTGCGGAATGGCTGACGGCTCAGGCACGGCGGGCGATTGCGCGGGGCGGCTCTGCCCTGTCCAGTTTCCGCAACCTCAACCGGAATGAACGTGTCGCCTCTGACAATCGTTCGGTGTTGCTGACTGTCGATGAATGGCTGGCCTGCGAGGTGGCCCCCGATGATCTGCCCCCGCGTGACGGGCCGGTTGTCCTGGGGGTTGATCTGGGCGGGTCCCGGTCAATGTCTGCGGCGGCGCTTTATTGGCCAGACACGGGCCGGTTGGAATGTGTCGGGGCCTTCCCCTGCAATCCGGGCCTTGCGGATCGTGGCCAAGCTGACGGCGTGTCGCATCGCTATGTCGAAATGTCCGACCGGGGCGAACTGGTGACAATGGGCGACACGACCGTGCCAGTGGGCCGGTTCCTTGCCAGCGTTGTCGAGCGGTTAAACGGGCAGGCTCCGGCGGCAATCGCGGGTGACAGGTTCCGCCACGCTGAGTTTCTGGAAGCCTTGCGAGACGCGGGCCTTGAGCGGGTGCCGTTCATCTGGCGAGGGTTCGGATGGAAAGACGGTTCCGAGGATATTGAGCGGACTCGGCGCGCGGTTTTCGAGGGGCAGGTGCGCACGGTGCCGTCGCTATTGCTGCGGTCGGCATTCTCGGACGCGATCACGCTGGTGGACCCGGCGGGCAATCACAAATTGGCGGCTGGACGTAGCACGGGCCGGGTGGACCCCGTGGCCGCGACCGTCGTGGCCGTCGCACAAGGGCAGCGCATGAAGCGCGCGCCCGCAATCTCAGGGGGGCGCATGGCATGGGCATGATCGAAACGGCATCGCGGATTATCAAGCGGTTCGGGCAGACGGGCACATTTGAACGGGCCGGTGAACCGGGTGGAACGCCTTGGGCACCGGAACCGGGCGAACCGACATATCACACGGCAACCGTGGCCGTGGTGGACTATGAACAGGAGCACCGCGACGGGACGCTTATTCAGGCGAATGACCTGCGGGTGCTGGTGTCTGTCGAGGGCTTGGACATTGTGCCGACCTTGGCGGATCGGCTGACCATTGGCGGGGTTGAGTATTCAATTGCGAATGTCACGCCGCTGGCCCCCGATGGCATCGCACGGATGTATGATTTGCAGGTGCGCCGATGAGCCGCCGCAAGGAATACATGCGCCATAGCGCCAAGGTGTGCCGGGGTAATCGGTGGAAGTTTCTGCGCTTGCAAGCCCTAGAGCGGGATGAATGGCGGTGCGTCCAGTGCGGCACCCGCAAGGGGCTGGAATGCGACCATGTGTTGCCCGTCCGGGACCGCCCTGACTTGGCCTATTCGCTGGCCAATCTCCAAATTCTTTGCGGGTCCTGTCACGCCCGCAAGACCCGAATTGAGGTAGGCCACGCGCCCCTCAATAAGCCGCGCCAAGACTGGCGCAATCTCCTGTCGAGCATGAAAGGAAAATCAAATGCTGGCATCTAAACGTCTTGAATTGCGCCGGTCTGAAATCCGGCAGAACCTTGCCGAACTGGCAAACATCGAAACCCCGTCCGAGGATGAGGTGCGCAAGATGACCGATTTGGACGCGGAATATCGCGCCAAGGAAGTCCAATACCGCGCGGCTCTTGTCTCTGAGGATGAGGAACGCCGGGAAGCTGGGGCCGAACTGGAAACCCGCGACGGCAAGGAATATGAGGATCTGGTGTCCCGTTTCGAGGTTCGGCAAGTCCTGCTGAACATGGATACCGGGCAAGCCTTGGACGGGGCAACGGCTGAGGTGGTGCAGGAAATGCGCTCAAAGGGCCGTTTCACGGGAACGCCTATCCCGATGGAAGCCCTTGAGGTTCGGGCCGGTGAAACCGTGTCGAGCGGAACGCCAAATCCGATGAACACGCGCCCGATTGTGGACCGGCTTTTTGCCAATTCGGTGGCCACGCGCATGGGCGTGAATGTCATCAACATCGGCGTTGGCGAAACGGAATGGCCGCTTGTGACCAATGGCGCATCGGCGGGCTGGGCCGCGTCCGAGAATGCCAATGTGGCGGGGCCGTCTGCCCTGACCACGGCGGACAAGGCATTGAAGCCGGATCACACGCTTGGCGGGCACGTTCGCGTGACGCGCAAGGCGCTGGCGCAATCCGGGGCGGGTCTGGAACAGGCAATCCGGCGTGACCTGGGGAACGTGATGCGGGTTGAACTTGACCGGGCCGTGTTCCAAGGCTCTGGCGCTGATGGTGAGCCTCTGGGAATCGTCGCCGGGCAATCCACCTACGGCATCGGCACCACGGCAATCGACGCGGCGGCATCCTATGCAGCTTTCCGCGATGTGCTGACCACGTTCATCAACGCCAACGCGATCGAAGGGCCGTCCGGTGTCAAGCTGATGATCCGCCCCGAACTCTGGGCGGCGCTGGATGATGCGTTCATCACCGGCACCAGTGACACGGAATGGGACCGCCTGACCCGGCGCTTTGGCTCTGGCAATATCGTGCTGGCCACCAACGCGCTTGCCGCGCCGTCCGGTAGCCCTGAGGAAAGTGACGCGCTCTTGACCTGCAATGCCGGTATCGCGCCCGCGTTCCTTGGCGTCTGGGGCGGGATTGATCTGATCCGCGACGTTTACAGCGGCGCGCAATCGGGTGAGCTGCGCATCACGGCGCTGCAAACGGTTGACATGCAGGTGCCCCGCGCGACCGGCCTGCACGTCCTGACGGGTCTGCAATAATGCTCTGGGGCGGTGCAGAAGGCGGGCTTGAATTGCGCCGCCAAGGTGGGGGTGCCCGGTTGTCCGGGCGCTTCCCCTATAACCGTCGCGCGGTCCTGTCAGATGGTGGCAGGACCGGGCGACCCCGCAAGGAAGTGATTGCATCCCGCGCGTTTGCCTATCGGGTGGACCGGCCTGAGGAAGATATTCACCTCTTGCTTGGCCATTCCTATGATCGGCCCCTTGCATCGCGCAAGGCCGGGACGCTGGAAATCACGGACGGCGATGATGCTCTCACATTCGAGGCGGACATAACGCCAGAGATTGCGGACACGTCGCACGGGCGGGATGCGTTGGCGATGATCGGCGCTGGCCTTGCCATTGGGCTTTCGCCGGGGTTCCGGTTGCCGCCCAAGCGGGCGGTGCCTGAGCCTGAGATGATCGAGGATGAGGGCCACGACCCTGAGAACGGGGCGCATAACGCAATCATCCGAACGGTGCTGGCGGCGTTGCTCTACGAACTGAGCATTGTGACCCGTCCGGCCTATGACGAGGCGCAAGTTGAAGCCCGGTCATGGGTTCGGCCACCTCAGGCGCGTGTGTTCCTTCCATCCCGCAATCGGTGGAGGGCCTGACATGACGGTTGATATTCTCAAGCAATTCGAGGCGGTCCCGGTGGCGTATCCTGATGCGCCTTCGGGCCTGTCGCCAGACGCGGCGGCGCTTGATGCTGACATGATCTGGGCGCGCATCGAGGACTATTGCGCGCATCGGTGGACCCCGCGCGAGGTGGTCTGGACCCTGTTAGGGGATGGTGGCGACCAATGGCACCCGCCCTTGACCCCGGTGGTGTCCCGTGAGGGGCATGTGTGGCGCGAGGAATGGGTTGCCTTGAGCCTGCTAGACGGGCCGCTTGGCATCATCTTGCCCCATGACGGCACGTTCAAGATCACGGCTCAGGTGGGCGGCGGCGACGTGCCTGCGCCTGTCTTGGCGGCGTTCGCGCGGTTGGCCGAATACAGCGCCGATACCGATGAACGTGCCGGGGCAACCGACTATTCGGTGAACCTTGGCGGGGCAATTCAGGAAAGTTACCGGCGCTATCCGTCATGGCTGGCGCGGGCGATGCAATACAGCGGCGCGGCGGACCTGTTGCGCCCATATCGGAGGGCTTGAAATGTGGCCATTCAAACGAAAACAGCCTGAGACTGAAACCCGCGCGGCGGATACCGGATACACGGCGATGATGATGGCCAGCCGGGCCGAATACATCACCGGCACCACGGGCGCGGCGGAACTCACAAGCGCGGTGCAGTCATGCGTGTCCTTCTGGGAAGCGGGCTTTGCGATGGCGGATGTAGAGGGCACGACGCTGGTAACACGTCGCCTGCGGGCCGTCATGGCGCGGCAACTGGCCTTGCGCGGGGAATCAGTGTTCTACATCACCGATGATGTGATGGTGCCCGTGAGCGATTGGGACCTGCAAACCCGGCTAGGCCGTCCGACCGCTTACCGCCTGACTCTGCCCGATATTGGCGGGGGGCAGACGATCACGGCACTTGCGGGTGAGGTGGTGCATGTTGTCACCGGGGCAGACGCGCGGCAACCGTGGGCCGGAACTCCCCCGCTGCACCGCTCTGGCCTGTCTGCGGGTCTGCTGCAAACGATGGAAACGCTCTTGTCAGACGTGTATCGGGATGCGCCCATTGGCTCCGGCGTGGTGCCCATGCCCGAAAGCAAAGAAGCCGATTTGCAGGACATTGCGCGCGGCTTCAAAGGGGCACGGGGCAAGATGCTGGTGCGGGAAAGTGTCAGTGTCCAAGCCGCTGGTGGCCCCCAGCCCAATGCCGATTGGAAGCCCCAGGACCTAACGCCTGATTTGCAAAAGACGGATGCTCTGGGGGCGCATGGGGCGGCGCGTGATGCGATCCTTTGCGCCTTTGGCGTGTTGCCTGCCATGCTGGCGCGCAACGCCCAAGGGCCGCTTGTGCGCGAGGGGCAGCGCCAATTAGCAACTTGGACCCTGCAACCGTTGGCAGCGATCGTATCGGAGGAACTGACGGAGAAGCTGGGCCAGCCGGTGCAGATGGATACCCTCAGGCCGCTACAGGCTTACGACGCCGGGGGCCGCGCCCGTGCGGCGGCTGGTGTGGTGCAGGCGTTGGCAATGGCCAAAGAGGCGGGGGTTGATGCTGATACCGCGATGAAGCTGGTAGGGTGGGACTGA